GGTCACTAACCCGTTTACGGGCACAGAAGTCACATATTGCAGCGCATCACCCTGAGAAGTAATAAACCATTTTTTCTCAAAGAACACGGCTTGAACATACCGATACGATTGCGTGAATACAGCATCGTAATACCGGAAATTAAATGCTGCACACAGAATGTTATTCAGTAATACTTGACCCGAATAGATGGGGTAACTGAAGTCAATGTCTGGAAACATTCCATCTAAAGCGTCTGAAATCTTGGACGTTGTAGAACCAACAAGCGCATATACCCCATAGTCGTTTAAAAACAACACAGAACGAAAATAAGGGAAAATAGCGTTTGGTCTTTTACTGCCAACAGATGCAGATACGTTTGTGTTGGTAAATAACGTAATACCATTGGTATCTACTCGAACGTCAGAAAAGACGTTAATTGAATTATCACCAAAAATGTACAAAAAATTGTTTGCTGACAATATTTGCTGAATGTTGCCGTGTAGGGTTGAGTCAGTTAAGACAAAAGACCCGGCAGAAACACTTGTGAAATCGGTGTAGGAATCCGCAGCAGAATAAAAAATAGTACGCCCGGCAGCAATAAAGACCCGACCACTAAAAGAAGAAATGCCACAATTAAGGTCAGAGTTAACTATTCCTTTACAAACCGCATTTGCGCCACCCCCGCCAGTTATTGTGACCGTTAAGTTTGCAGCGTTAGTGTACCCAGAGCCGGGGTTCGTCATAATGATTTGCTGGACTTGACCACCGCCCAATACCGCAGTACCGGCTGCGTTTGCTCCACCACCACCAGCAAATGTCACAACCGTATTAGCAGCGTTTGTATATCCAGTTCCACCTGTTACGACAACGGCTGATGCTGTGCCTGTTGCAAACGTAACAACACCGGCAATTGCTGTTGCGCCTGAACCACCACCACCAGAAATAGTAATTGTTGGGGGCGGGACACCGTAACCAGAGCCAGCATCATCTAACGAAACAAGCGCAACGACCCCAGATAAAACGGATGCTGTTGCATTGGCTTGAGTGCCGTTTGCATTAAGTGGCGCACTGATAGTAACGGTAGGTTCGCCGGTATAACTAGTACCGCCATTAGTAATTGCAATAATGCCAACAGAACCAACAGATACAACATTGTTGCCATCCCAAGTAAAGTAACCCTTTGTCGGGTCAAGAATAAGCATACGTTCATTTTTCCATTGGCTTGTAAGAACACCAGTGTTAGAGAACGTACTAGCAACAGCCACATTGCCTGTCGCTTTAGTGACTAGGTTATAAAACTGTGCGCTACCGTCTGTTTGAAACGCAATCACAAAATCTGTTGTGTCAATGTTGCAAGACGTTAAATGCGTAACCGTATTTGCCCAGACAACAGCGTTATTACTTGTATCTTTAGACGTAATGTAGCTAGGGATAATTTTTAAATTACCATAGCCAATAGGTTGTGCATTTTCAACCCAAGAAAATTCTTCTTCTTCAATAGCTGTGCGGTTAGCCTTAGTGTTAAGCCCTTTAAATTGCTTAACAACTTTGTAACTTTTCTTTTGCTCTGCCGCTGCCATGATTAGTATGGACTGCTATAGGCTGAAGGAATCCTTCGAGTAAATGTCGTGTTCAAAACTCCTCTAGCGCAACTTATGTATTCTTGTTTAAAAATCTCTGCTTCACCAAACGATTGCTCATAATACTTAGCAGAATATGCAGCATAGTATTGTGGACAAGTGGTGTAGGGGTCAGTAATTGTGTCAGCAACAGTAGGATTAGCTAATGTCATATCTGTTGGCAAAATAACAGTATCAATTTCTAATTGATAGATTTGGTCTGGAATAGGACCAATGTAAATAGTATTTTGTCCATACATTGAAAACGCTTCTGGTCTACCTATGTAGTTTTGCCAAAAACGCATACGGGCATTAAAGTCTGTCCACGGCAAATAATTTAGTGGCACACGACTATTGCCCCAATACAAGTTTACATTAAGAATATCAAGCGTATTTGCGCCTTGAGGTAGTGTTGAAAACGGAATCTGTTCTACGTTTCCCACATACGTTAATCCACAGCCACCATCTATAAATTGTGTGCTTGGTGGATAGTTTGTTGTGCCTGAAGGATAAGGTGGGGGCGTTGTCCCGCTTGTTCCTGCTAATGTCACTTGATAAATAAAAATGTTTGAAAAAACAAAATCATTTAAATTGCACGGTGTACTTGCAACCCACGCTGTTGGGTTTGTGGCAGTTGCGTTATTAAGCGGGGCAGCAACAGGAGCAGGAGATTGTGCAACTTGAATGGAACGCAGACAGCCAGTATCCCGCACCGTTCTTGCACGTGCGGCATTGATGTAATCTGTTAGCTGCTGGTCCGTGTAAAAATTAGCATTGGCATCATGCAGCAAACGTCTAACTTGGGTGATGTATCCCGACAAATTTTGAGACATTTACCTTCCATAATCTTTAAGCTGCTGACAGGACTTTTCCCCCACGAGATTTTACAACCTCTAGGGGTACTCTTTCCACCAACGGGGATAACGATTGGTTCTTTTTTGGAGGCTCGGTGGACAACTCCCATTTAGACAAAAGCTCTAAACCTTTTTCTAAATCATTAGCAGTTGTAATCCAACCAAGCCTTGCCAAATAAGGTTCTTTGTTGTCATCTCCGTAACCAAAAACGTGCGTGGCTACTTCAATCGGTATCTCTACCGTTTCGCCTTTACCAAAGATATAGAATTTACCGGCATAGCCATCTTTCCATACTTTGTCAGAATTATTAGTTACAAAGATAACAGACATTTAGAAACTCACTACATCGCCATAAACAGCAATATCAACAGTGCCGTTTGCATTGGCTGTGTTAATGTTGACGTACAAGGCTTGTGTTGTAAAACCAGTAATGGCTGTGTTTGCACCGTAAGCACCAGCAACAGTTAGGTCTTGGTATTTACCAGCACCCGTCATATTGCTAAGTGCCACGTTTGCAACTACCGCATTAGCAGCAGCAATATTGCCATCACTAGCTACGCTAATTGCTACGTTTCCAGTGGCTACGTTTCCGGTTGCATTAGACACCGTAACACGGCGAACAATAATAGAACCAGAACCCGCTGCTGCTCCGGCGTTAGTTAAACCACCCCCAAGAATAGGGATGGTAATAACCGCATTGCCAGACGTTGCAAGAGACGCTGCTCTAACAAAACCAATACGACCATTGCCGAAACTGTCAAGATAAAGCTGACCAACTGCATCTGCGTTAGACATAACGGTTCCTTATGTGTTGTAAGTACCGCTTGCCGCTTGACCACCATTGACCGTAGCCAAAGTAACCGTAGTCAACGTAGCAACAGTCACGTTTGCACGCACGTTCACACCGTCAGAAATCAACACACCACCAGTATTATTACCAATGAGAGTTGAAAAAGTAGATGGAGTTGTACAAGAGGTATTGGTGTTGTAAGCCGACACCGCTTCAATTGTGACGTTTGCTGTAGGGAACAACAAATACGTTCCAGCAGGAATAACAACGGTAGTGTTATTTGCTGAAACAGTAGTAAGTTGCCAATAAGCACCGGGAGTATTGGTGCTTGCGCTTGCGAGGACAATCTTGTTTAGACCGAGAGCCATGACTATTTCTCCTTAAATCGAAATTGAGTTATAGCTAGACACACGGGTCATCGACTTGGGCTTGGTAGAAACCAATTCCGCAATCATCAACACCGCACCAACGTAACCAATCTGCCAATTAGGTAGAGTTGATTCAAAGCCGGTAAACACAAACGAACCTTGTTCGTGAATGTACAGTGAAAGGTAATTGCTGTTGATGAAGTAGACCGTACCCTCTGGGCAATATGGGTCTGGATAGATTGGCACACCGGCAACCATCAACGCACGAAAAGCTGCTTGAGGACCGTTACCATCACTATCAAATCCCGAACCGGGGGTAATGACATACTGTTCTTGACCAACGTAGTCTTGAGCTAATAGAGTCCAAGTACCAAAACCGCAGACACCAAAAGTAGGAACTTCTGCACCGTTCTTCACGGTTCCAGAAATGTACTGAAGAATGTTTTGACGGGTTGGGTTGACGTTACCAGCGTTATAAACCTTTGACTTCCACCAAGTGAATGTCGTGCGGTTAATGTTGCCGTAAGTAGTCATGTTCGTGCCATCGTCAATTGCGCCGGGCAGACCAATGAACTGTTGGGTATTAGTGTAATTGGTGTACAAGGCTGTAGCCATTGCATCCATCATCACGTTGGTCGCATCGTTCATGCGAGCTTCAATCAGAGGAATAATTGCGTAGTCTTGTTGAACCGCACCTTCCATACCTAAGAATGGAACTGGAGCAATCATTAGCTTAAGGTTGAACTCAGCGTTAAACGCACCTTGCTGAACTGATGGCTGGTTAAATGAACCAGAGTAATCAGACCATTGTGCATTAACAAACTGTGCGCCTTGAACTGGAACTGTGACTTGGCTCACACCACCTGATGCTTGTTGACTGTTTGCAATCAGAGCAGCCATTAGGGGGGTTGAGTTGTATAGCTGTACCACAAGTTTGGGGATAAACGCCCGTCTTGTGACATAGGTAAGCTCGTTGTATTGTGAGCTACCTGATGCTGGTAAAATTCCGCCGCCTATAGGCATAGCAGGCTCCTTAGATTAAAAAAATTATCCCCGACATTTAACACTAAACACCAATTGGTTTACGACCTTGGTTCCTAATTTCTTGCAATGCAGTAGCCGCTTCATTTCGTGCAGCACTTTGTGGATTCTTCCAATATTTTGACAAGTCAAACTTGTTAATAATATTTGGGTTGTATCCAGTAGGTGTTGGGGTTGCGGCTTGTTTCATCCACTCCCAATGCTGCGCTGCTGTGTCGTGGCTAGTAATACCTTGTTCGAGCATGATTTTTTCAATCTCTTGAATATCTTCATCATTACGAGCAATGCCGTTAGCTTTTAAAGCACGGCGTTTTGACTCAAGATGCTCTCGAATGTCTTTTTCACGCAACTTGTTTTCTAACTGCATAACCCGTTCTTCAGCTTGATTGACTTTTTTGTTTGTAAAGTCCTCAAGTTGCAATTCGGGAATCACCATGTTTGGCTTTACCCTCTGGGTCAGGCGCAAAAATTCTTTGCGTGTTTCAGGATTGTCCGACAACTGCTTTGCAAGCAAAGCTAATTCGTCACGGGCTTCTAGCGAAATATCTTCTAAGCTCATATTTATCCCCTAAGTGCGTTAGATGACTTTCTTAGTGTCGCCGGGACGACTCATAGTCATCATGTTTTTGTGTCCTGCTTTTGGAGCAGAAGTTAAACCACCGAATTGCGAATAACGTGGGGTGTTAACAATCTGACCATTTTTCTGGCTGTTGTCTGTAGGATTACGAGGAGCCGAAGCACCACGGGGTTTGAACAAATCCATTGTGATTCCTTTACATTGGTGGCGGCATACCGCCGCCGGGAGGAGGAGGAGGCATAGCACCGCCGGGCACAGGACCCGCACCAGCACCCAGAGGGATAGGTGGTGGAGGAGGTGCGCCGGGTGAAGCAATACCGGGAACTTGTGGAGCAGCAGCCATTGCTTTACCTTCAGGTGTGCCGCCGCCAGCTTGAGGTAAGGACTGCAACAATTGCAAGATTTCTGATTGTTGCAATTCATTGGTCTTAGGTTTGCGTGGACCAAGAATAGTTGAAACTATGCGAATAGCATTAAGGACTTTTTGTCCTTCAGGCGATTCACTGCCAAGGGCAGGAAGTGATTGCTCAAGAAGGTCAGCCGCCATGCCAAGGTTAATCATGGATGCTTCACGGTTTCCCATCTTGGGTTCTGGCGTTGACATAGGTGCTGCCATAGGAGGAGTTGAATCCTCTGACATTCCCATAGCGGCATCAGAAGCAGGAGGCATACCACCGGGAGTGGCAGAATCTTTCTGACTTTGCATCAATTTCATCAACTGGTCGGGTGGCACAGCCATAATCAATCCCTAAGTAATTTTGCATAGAATAATCCTATGCAAGTATTTGTCAAGAGGAGGAGTAATTTTTTTGGTTCCCGACCCTCGGCAGGACTTATTGGCTACACGATAATTCTAGGGCTTAACCCCTAAAATTACTTGCGTGATTTACGACCTTTGCGAGCTTTACGCATTTTTCATCTCCGTATTAAGAGGCGGCGACCTATTTATTAAGGGAAGGAAGCCACACCCTACACCCTGAACAGGTATTTTTAACGCCGTGACTTGCGACTTTTGCGATACATATTCATCTCCTAGTATTATCCCCGAACGGTTCTGCCGTAGCTTCTTGGTGTAGAGCTACGGTTAAAACTTTTTGTTGTAGTGCGGTATTGCAAAGCAGGGGCTTGTTCGCCACGCTTAAGATTCTCCGTGCTTACACGGGGCTGGTCTGCTTTAGGTTGAACTTGTGATGTGTCCATTACGCTACCTTTAAATCTGCTTTACCCGGCTTTGGTTCCGGTTTGGGTTCTGATGCAGCCTTTTCTTCACGCTTCTTTAACTTCTCTTTCAGCAATTGTTTGCCCGGTGGCTCTAGCATATCAAGTAAGGAATCTTTGTCAATAGCTTGAGCTTTAAATAAACTAAACGCCAATTCCTTAGTATCTTCTGTAAAGATTGGAGAGTTGGAGTGAGCATCCACTTTCACCACAAAGTCTTTAGTGAATTGTTCAGCAATAAAAGGCGTACCTTCAGTGTCTTTGAAATGCGTGGGGTTGTAGGCTTGCATCAATTTAAGATAAAGTGTAGCTACTTTTTCCAGACTATCTTCGACAATAAGGGCACGTTTTTTAGCACGGCTTGAACCTAAACGGGCAAGCTGACTTGCGTGTCCCTGAGAGCGAACACCAGATTCGCCACGCCCAGAAAGCACGTTAGAGATACCAGACACTTCTGAGAACATGGCATCAATCTCATGAATGACTTCAAAGAGATTAGATGGCATTTCAGGCGCAAGGCGTTCAACCTTGGCGTTTGGCATATCACTTGAAAGTAAGCC